GCAGCGCAGCTGCAGCTATTAACGAAGCCGCAAATTGGCTAGCGGAGCAGTTCAGCAGCAATGAACCAACTCCGGAGCCCACACCCACCGATCCGGTGCTTACGCTGGAAGCGGTCAGAGCAGTTCTTGCGGATAAGTCCCGTGCTGGATTCACCGCTCAGATTCGTTCTCTGCTCCAGAAGTACGGTGCTGATAAGCTGTCCGGTATTGATCCGGCTAACTACAAGGCCCTGCTTGGAGATGTGGAGGAACTGAACGATGTCAGCTAAAAAGCACGCACTTCTATCCGCATCCTCGTCGGAGCGTTGGCTTAATTGTCCGCCCTCGGCCCGGCTCTGTGAGAGCTACGAAGACAAGGGCAGCAATTACGCAGCTGAAGGCACCGATGCCCACGAACTTTGTGAGTACAAGCTCCGCCAGGCGCTTGGTCTGGAAGCAAAGGACCCAACCGAAAACCTCACCTGGTTCAACGAGGAAATGACTGACTGCGCTTCTGGCTATGCAGCTTACATCCTCGAACAGGTAGAAGCAGCAAAACAGAACTGCGTCGATCCGGTCGTCCTGATCGAACAGCGTGTGGACTTCTCCCGCTGGGTGGAGTCAGGCTTCGGCACTGCTGACTGCATCATTATCGTGGACGGAACCTTGC